TACCTTGTTCCAATGTATTATTGTTAGTTGGTACAGACTAAGGTAACGTTCTTACCTTGGTACAATAAACGTTTTAACAGTGCGTCTCGCTTCTTGCCTGTAACAGGGTAATATTGAACAATAGTAACTATGGCAAAACAAGAAATAACTGGCAAGTCCCCACGACAGGTACAGAATTGGAAAGAAGAGTGGACAGGGGATGGCCAGTTTGAAGAAACGTTTTGCCTTGCAGAAATTAATAACCAGCCGGAAGACTACGACGGACCACCGAGACTCTGTTCGCAGTATACTCGCGGCGAGTCAAACCGGTGTTACTACCATGGCGGCGCAGAAGGAAGCGGAAGTAGCCCAACACCAGAAAATCTTAAAGACAAATTTGGTAACATGACCCACGGACTAACAGCAACGCGAGATAACTTCTACGAGTACATCGAAAAGGGCGCGGCGAACCCCGATAACCAGAACGCCCAAGCAGAATGGATGAAGCAGATGTACGACTGGATTGTGGAGGACTGGCCCAAGGCATACGGCATTGACCTTGAGGAAGACCCCGCATCTGCATATGACTTTCACGCGCTTGCTGTAGAAATTGTCCGTGCAGAGCATGGCGAGGGCTATATTCTGCGTGAAGGCGAGAAGCACGAGAAAGAGGTTGTGCGACCCGACGGTTCCGTTGGGTATGAGGATACAGAGCATTATCTTTCTGATATGATGCAGCGCCAGCGCAAACTTATCATGCGACTGGAAAATCAGCTCGGTATCTCGCGGAAAGAGCGGCTGAAGCAAGAAACGGCTTCGGATGCCAACGACGTAATCAAGGACTTTGCGGAAATGGGGAAAGCAATGCTTGACCCGGATAATCACAGCTATGACGCCGACGAATTCGCTTAACGACTGGTCTGCGGGGTATTTCATTACGACTGAGCAGGTCCGACTTGTCGATTGGGACAAGGATTACCCTGTAATGTCTTTTGAGATGGCCGAGCGGCTTTCTTATGAGGATAACCCCATTGTAATAAAGGCCAACAGTCGGCACTATTACCCGAAAATCGAGGCTTCGGTCCCCACTGACGTGATTGCGGTGCCGGATAACCCTGAAATGCAGCGCGACGAAAACGTTCTTGTGGCCAAGCCAGAGACAGTTGATATGTTTCTCAACGGGCAGATTGACTGATTTTCTACTTTGCTGGCCACTTCCTGCCAGCACATAGATAAAATATTCATATATGGAAGAAATTGCACAGAAATTCGCTGAACGGCTTGAAATTCCACTCGAAAAACTTATTGAGCGGTGGGATGGCAAGCCGGAGAACATGGCTGAAGACCTGTTTCGGGTCGAAGACATGGACACTGGCGAATATCGTGACCTTGAGCTTTTCAACGTGCAGAAAAAGGTCATGCAGGCATACTTTTTCGGCAACGCCGACACCTTGAATCTTTATAAGGGACGTCGGATTGGTTATTCGTATGTCATTTCTCTTTGTTTTTTGCTTGAAGGTCTTATGAAGCCCGAGAGCAACTATGCTTTCGTTTCTCGGCAGAAAGGTCAGGCAGAAGACCGTATTTCTGATATTCAGACTCTTATTGACAAGGCTAAAATCGACATTCCTCAAGAGAAAGACAATCAAGACGAGATTGTGCTTTGGAACGGTAGCTCGTTCCTCGCTTACTCTGGGGATAGTGACGGTTCGCGTGGTGCAGACTCAGCGCGTGCGGTCATGATGGACGAGATGGCCTTCATTGAAGACCAAGTTGCGGCAGACCGTGCGTTCGGGTCTTTCGTGGCACTTGGTTCGCACCGAACAATGGTGCAAGTCTCTACTCCGAACGCTCCGAACGACCTCTTCATGCAGTCTCACCGAGAGGGGTCGAAATCTGGATATATTCATGCGGAAACTGGAGAGGCTGTAGGCCCCGACCACGAACACGCTGAGTGGTCGGGCACAATTTCAATCAAGCAGCCCTCGTTTTATAACGCCGACGGAATAAACGTTAACGTTCCGTTGCAAGAGCAAGAACTTGAGCCGGTTCGACCGGACATGAACATTGCTCAGATTGAAAATCAGCGGAAACGTGACCCAATCGGCTTCGGTCAGGAGTATTTGTGCCGTCCGGTAGACGATACGTACAAATTCTTCTCCGAAACGTCGATTGAACAGGCTATGTCACGGAAACCCCCGGGTTCAGAGCATGGACACCGGGTTATGGGTGTTGACATTGGTATTGACCATGACGACACCGTTATTACGGTTTTTGAGCATAGAGAAGGCGGAAAACGGTATATGCGGCACTTTGAGGTTGTTACGAACGAATTACTACAAAATGTCGCCGGAATACAGAACCCAGACCGGGGTAATGCAAATGACATTGCAGCACGCATTGCTCAAGTCAAGAAACAGTACGACGTAGACCACGTTGTGCTTGACAAGACTGGTCCGGGCGAAACATTCCAGCGAATCATAGAACGAAAGCTTGGTCGTGGCGTTATTGGGTTTAATTTCTCCGATAAAGACGCTGTGCGGCAGATGATGGGTGACCTAAACGCCAACCTTCGGGAAGGCAATGTTACCTTAAAAGATAACGACCTTTTGTATGACCATTTGCGGTCGATTGTTAAAGAGCAGAAAGAAGACTGGCAGAAACCTAAGTTCACCGGGAAGGAGTATTCGGAAGACGGTAAAGACGACGCGGCAATGGCCACTATTCTCGGTGCCTATCCGCCCGAATTTGCTGCCGACAAAGGTACTTCGGCAAGCCAGAAGCAGCGCGACGTAACAAGTGAGTCCGAAATTTTCTCTCGTCGGACCCACACCACAGCAGACAGAGAGGAGCAACAGCGGGGTAGCACGGGCGCGTATTCTTCTGCGAGGGCCACACGTCGTGGCGGCTCTCGAAAGAGCTACAGTGGCCGTCACGCCCGCTGAACAACTAAGGTAATCTATAATGGGACGTGTAGCAGACCAAATCAGAGAAAAAGTCGAACAGGGTGACTACGACACGGAGTTCGCTCTTGACTCGCCCAAAGGTGTAGTTAAGCAGACAGCTTCTGGTGGTGGTGGTAACCCTCGCCCGACGGACGCTCCTGAGGCCCAAATTCAAGAATTCCGGGCCATTGCTGATACTGACCCGCACGTTTCTGAAGCCATCGACACGATGGTGGATTACCTCATCGGCAGCGGTTTTAATATTGAACCGGCAAACATACCGGGCACTGAAACTGAGCAAACCGATGAAGACATTGCCAATTTTAAAACACTTATTGAAACCTCCTCCTTCGAGACTGTTCTCTCCGACTGGGTTTGGCACGCTCTCGTAGACGGGACCGGTTTCCTTGAAATTGTTGTTGAAGACGAGCAGTTTAAGCCAAAAGTCCTTCCGACGGAGGAAATGAGCATCCAGACCGACGAGTTCGGAAGAACTGTTGGGTATGAGATGCAGGGTGGAAGTGCTAGCGGGACAATTGAGTTTGACCCCTACGACATTGCCGTCCTACGTTTCCACAAGCATCCTGACGAAGACTTTGGCCACTCGTTGATTGAACGGTGCCAAGAGCAGGCCGATATGATTCGGGACATGGAGATTGACATGGCCCGGTTCATTGCGACGAAGGCATATCCGCCTATCATGTGGAAACTGGGCGACGAAGACCGCCCGTGGACGGAAGATGAAATTGACGGCTTCCTCAACTCTGTTCAGAATATTGAACCAGAGTCGATGCTGGCAGTTGGACACGACGTTGGACACGATGTTGTCGGCGTCAGTTCAACTTCCAGCGACCAAGGCCACATGAAGCTTGAGGGGCACTTCAAGCACCTACATCGCCGCATTGCCTCTGCTATTGGCGTTCCATCGTTCTTGATGGACGTTGACAGCGAGGTTAACGGCGCACTTGGCCAAGTAATTATGCCGAAGTTCGACCGCCGAATCCAGCGGTATCGGATGATTATTCGGCAGGTTGTCCGGTATCAGGTTTTCGTCTCAATTCTAGGCGAGTCTGCGCCGGAGAACTACGACGAGCTTCCGCCTGAATTTGAATTTGGACAACATTCTTCAGAGGAAGAGCGGCTTGAAGCTGACATGGCAATCAAGCTCGTCAACAACAATCTTCTCACGTTCAAGGCCGCCGCGAAGCGGATTGGCCTTGACCCCGAAACTGAGTTGCCGGATAATGTTCAAGACATTTCCGGTGAAGAGCAGTTACAGCTTCTTCAAGTACTTGGTGGCAATGGAGATAACGTGCAGAACCCAGACGGTGGAGCGCCTACCGACACTGGTGGCGGAGCAGATTCGGCGGGCGGCGAAGCGACAACTCGCCAGAACCCAGCCGATGACAACTCCGGGTCAGATAGCAGAAATCAGCAGAGCGCCACTGAGGAATAACTTTAGATTATGGACGTGGACAACGAAACAATCACAGAAATACGGGAAAATACCGCCGTTACGAGGGAAAAGGTTGAAAACCTAAACCAAAAAATTGCTTATAAAGACCGGCTAATTACGGAAAACTCGGAAGATATATCGGATAACAAAGAGTCAATTTCTGCAAATGAGCACGAAATAGCACGGATTAAAGCTATCGGGGGCTTTCTCGCCCTTCTTGCGACTCTCCTTGCCGGGTTACACGGTTGGGTAGTTCCCTTTATTTAAAATGACTGACGCAAAGAACGACAAACAGACAGAAGTTGGAGTTAACGTTACGTTTTCGTATCCCGAAGACGCAGCACTCCCAGAATCCGGGTTTAACCGACACGGGGTTAAAGAGCATGAAGACGGTTCCATCGACGTTATTTTCAAAGCGATGGAGCCGGGCACTTGGAAGGGCATTGAAATCACGGAGAGTTTTCTTCGGGATGTAGCCCAGACCTCGGGCGAGAAGGTGCCCATCCAGATGAACCATAGTTTCGACCAGATGGATAATGTTGGTTGGACCAAGGAGGTTAAGTTCAGCGATGGCTTCCTCCGGGTCAAGTTCCACGTGCCGAACACGGGTAGCGAGGTCCGGTCGAACGTCATTGCTGACTTTACCCACGACCCGCCCGCTATCACGGACGGAAGCATGGGTTTTGACCCAAGCACGCTTAAAGTGGAACGCACGGATGATGGAGAACCTCGCTTCAAGAAGGCCGATTTTATAGAGTTCTCGCTGACACCGTTCCCAAGTGGGTACGATAATGGGGGTATTACCCCCCAGTTCTCGGAAGATGGGCAGTTCAGCATTGTTCGAGAAGGACCGGATGAAGGCGATATAGTGCAGTGGCAGGTTGTGCCGGAGTTGTTCGGCATGGTCGAATATAACCCCGAAGAAACGAATACGGTTATGGTATCACTGCATGAAATGGACGGCGGCGAGCTTGTTGACACCGGAAATACGATTACTGCCGGGGTTGACGACCTTGTTCCGTTCGACAAAGACACTGAAGGCTCACAGTTCTCAAAGAGCCAGCTTAAGACTTTAAAAAGTCAACTAACAATCAAACAATGAACGAATTTGAACTTAACAAGGACGCAGACGAGATGGACGAGGAAGAGCTTCGTTCTACTCTGACCGAATTTATGCAGCGGCATGAAGAGAACGTCGAAGAGTATGGCGAGCTTGAAGAGCAGGCTTCTCAGTTCGAGCAAGAAGCCGAAGACGCAGAAGCCACCGTCGATACCATGAAGACCTACTTTGCCGAAAAGGTCGCGGAGACCGCTCCGATGTTCTCGGCAGACGAGGTTGCTGAAAAGTATGACGGCGAGACGCTTATGGAGAAGGCTCAGGACGCTGCTGAGTTCCAGATGGAACAGGAAGAGAGCGAAGAGACTGACTCTGAGTTCTCCGAGCGAGAGCAGAAGTCGCGCACCGAGGGCGGCAAGAGCGGCAATGAACCGAGCGAGTTTGCACAGAAGGCCCGGCAGGACCTTCAGCGACTCGGGTTCGATACTGAGTAAAATTTAGAGGTATATTAATAATGGTTAACATTGGATTTGCGACTGGCGCAGAACAGCCTATCAACCGCGATGGCCGAAAGCCCGGCGAGGTCGTTCATGAGGGCGACCTTGTTGGGTATGACGGCAACGAAGAACTTGTAGCAGCCGACGCTGACTCGGCTACTGCTATCAAGGCCGTTGGCGTTGCTATGGCCCCGGTTGAGGACGAAAGCAACTACACTGCCGAGACTGTGCAGAACGTTATGCACATCGAGAAGGTTACTCTTCAGAACGGAGAGCGCATTGCGTTCGCCAAGTACGGTGCCATTCTCGAAAACTCTGACGAAGACTGGGGCTTTGACCCCGGAGAGCCTGTCTATCTTGACACTGGCGGCGGTTACACTCAGACCGAACCGGCTGGTTCTGGCGACCTTGTTCAGGTTGTCGGAGAGGCTACTGACGACGGAGAAGCCGTCTGGCTTAACGTTGACATTGACTACGAGACTCTGGCGTAAACTGAGTAAAATTTAACATAACGAGGTAATTTTAAATGGCAAACCCTGCACGAGAACGAGAACTGACGACCAAGGACGACGTTCCCCTTCGGGACATTCTTGGCTACGCTTTTGAACTGATTGAGACGTACAACGACGCCCCCCGTGGGTTCGTTGACGTTGTTGCGACCGAGGTTGACTCTCGGACTTTCATGACTCGCACTGGCGATATGCAGTGGCGAGAAGTGGCCGAGATGGAACACGCCCGTACCGGTGAGCTTGATACTCATCAGATGGCGTTCTCGGTCAAGTCTTACAACCACTCGCTCGCTTACAGCCGCGAACACATCGAAGACCGCGGTTCGACCCAGTTCCGAGAAGACTTTCAGGCTATGGTCGAAGCCGCTCAGGACAAGCAGTTCGAGATTGTCTTTGACGCGATGAAGAACGGTGTTGCTGACGGTACCCAGCTTTGGTACACGCCCGACGACTACGGTGCGTACACTTTCAGCGACACCCACGACCACACCTACGCCGACACCGACGAGCTGTTTGACGACGACGGCATCGACGACACGGCGTATGACCCCTCGGACCACATCCGAGAGGCGAACAAAGACCTGCGACACCACGGCAAGACCCCGGACATTACCCTTATGTCCTCGGACCTTGCGGCAGGCTTCGTTAAGGAGCTGACGCAGGACGCGCAGTACCACATCCCCGAAGCCGAGGGTATGCGTAGCACCGCGCTGCCGGACCAGACGCTCGTTGTTGACGGTTCCCGCCTGCTCCAGACGGCGTGGCTGTCGGGCGACACGTTCTACACTGTTGCTTCCAGCGAGAATCCGGTCAAGACGCACACCGTCCGGCCTGTTGAGCTTACGCAGTCCAGCGGTGCCCCGGTTTCCAACAACTCGGTTGGCGAGGCCGACCCTGCCAGCCTGATTGGGGCCTACGGTTCCATGCGGATGGGCGCAAAGGTCGTTGACCCGCTTGCGATGGTCAAGGTAACCGCCACGCAGCTTACCACGCGCTAGAGGGTTTTAGCGCATGGGGTCTGACCGCAGCGTTCTAGCCCGGGCACGCGGTCTTTCTGGTCTAAAAAATTCAGCCAAGTGGTCTGAAGAGTTTATTGAATCAGAGGTCCAAACTGGGAAAGAAGAACTAAGCAAGGAGATTGAAGCCCGTCTTAACAACGGTGAAACAATTAATTTTTACGATAATGAATCCGCAGTTAAGGCATTAGAACACTTCGTCGCACTACGGCTTATGGCCCATAGTAAAGGCGAGAAGGTGCCCCAGACATTTTCATCTGCGCGGCCCAGCGGGTTTTCTAATCCTGACGTTGCGGAGCAGGCATCGAAAGCAAACCACTATATGGGGGAAGTGTTTGAATAATGGCAGCAGACGATACAGAATTGAAAAATGAGGTTCGTGTACTTACAGAGTACGGCGCGGACCTGTTGCCTGATTCAAAGTTAAACACTTTGCTTAAAATTGCGAAAGAAGAGATTCGCACTGAAATTAAGCTTGATGGAGCAGAAACCACGCTTGATTTCTACGCTACAAAACCAAGGGAAAGGGCGTTGTTCTGGCTCACTTGCTTGTTCTCCCGGATTAACATGGGAGAGTATGACAATGACGAGTTTAGCATATCCGAAGTTGAAGTTGTCACAAGTGGTGCTTCATCTGAAGGCATGGGTATGTGGCTCTCACAGTTCAACAAGCGACTTGACCAAGCAAAAGTCCCACAGAAAACCTTTTCAGCTACTTTAAGCAGGACCAACAGAAGCTACGGTGAATAATCGTGGTTCTTGGAAACGCAGACAAGAAAGTACAATCTAAGCTACAAAAGATTGGAAAAGAAGTTACCGTTTTACGCCCATCCTCGGGTACTACAAACGGTTATGGGAAAGAAGATGGAAAGTGGACTTCTCCCACTTCTCTAGGAACTTGGTATGCTTTTAAAAGTACATCAAGTTCTTCAAGAAGGCCGTCGCGTGAGTTTACCGGCGGCGGGGAGCGGGACGAAAGCCAACCTGTCTTCATCCTTCCTGCCAGCGCAAGTGTCCAAGATGGTGATAGAATCAGACAACTTGGAACAGATTATCAGGTAACGTCAGCACCCGTCGAATATACCACTCATTACGAAGTAAAGACTCAGAAGGTTGAAGGGTAATGGGCAAAGGTAAAATCGACGTTGACGTTGACCTTAATGGCGTTGACAAGAAGATAAAAAGTGCTATCAAATCTGGTATACGGCACAGTAGCACCGAATTGTATGATGAAGGTACCAAAGTAGCTAAGTCTAAACTCAGGCAAGAAGGAGCCATCTGGAAGGGCGAGCTTATTAACAGCTTTACCTTTCGGACTACTCCCGGCGGCAAGGTTAGACTAGTTAAGATTGAAAACACGGCAGACCACGCCCGCCCAATGGAAGAGGGCGCGGAATACGAAGAAGAGGGACCGCCGCTGTCGGCACTTATACCATGGGTTGAGACGGAACTTAGCCAATGGCAAGTGAGCGACTATTGGATTTATCGGGCAAGGCGGGCGTTGGGATTTCACCCAAGTCAGTTTCAGGCCAATAAAGAAGTTTATGCTAAGGCGTTTTGGCTACAGCAGAAAATCAAGAAACAGGGCTTAGATGCCCGAGAGTTCATGGAAGCCATGAAAAAGTATCTTGAGCAAAACGCCGACAGAATAGTTGGGCATGAAATAGATAAAAAGTTGCGGAGTAGGCTATGAAAGAGCAAGACATTATATTCAAAGTTATAGATATTCTTGAAACGAATTTCTCAGACTTTGATGTTCAGACAGAAGGTGGGGGCGGCGATGCTTCACTTCCTGCCATTAACGTGTCTTGGTCTTCACAACGTCGGCCAGATATAGGTGGACACGATATTCTGTCCGGGTATACCAGAGATTCTGATGGTAATGTAACTCAGGTTTACCTAAATCATTATTATCAGATTGAAATTGACTTTGAGATACAGTCATACGATGAAGGTCTGAGAGATAATACACTCAATGATATTCAAACGAAATTCATAGAATACGAGTGGAAACCAGACGATTTCCATCAAGACACTTTTGAATGGGTTGTTGGAGAAGTATCTCCGAGAAATAATCCTGTCATTGAACCAGATTGGTATGAAGCGGGTCTGGTTGTGACATTCAACTTTGTTAAAGAAGTTGTAAAAGATGCCGATGGCATGGAAGCTATCACGGAATCTGTCGAAAATGTAGAAGAAAATTTAGACAGTGACGCTTCAATAATTACAGAAAACTATGGTTCAGATTGGTAACACTAAGCTTCCCGGCGTTCAGACTACTGTTGAAAGTTCTGCTTCTGTTGGGGTTAACGTTGGCGCTCCCGCCAATGTTGCTATTGTTGGTCAGGCGGACCTGTCCAATGGTACTGCAACCGCTAACTCCGTTGAAAGCATTACAACGCCGGTTAAAGCTCGAAAGAAGTTTGGGGATGAAAGTCCCGTTACGCAGAATTGTATCGACGCACTAAGCGAAGGCGCATACCCCGTGTATGCTGTTGGAGTTGAGAAAACCTCTGTCACAGGAGAAGACATTTCGGGAATCGGTTCTACGAGCGGCACGCTGGCTAATTCCCCCGGAGAGGAAGACGCAGACGCATATTCGTTTACAGTTGACTTAACGAGTAAAAGCGCAGTAATAACCTACGACAATCCCGCAAACAAGAACCCCGGAGCTGACGAGGTTTACGTAAATCCCGTCACCGGAGAGTTTGAGCTTGATGCCGCTCCTAGTTCCAGCGGAGACGTTGACTACGAGTATCATGACTACGAATCGGCAATTGATGAGATTGAGGCCTCTTATGCTGATATTGTTGACTTTGTTGGTTCTCTCTCAGAAAACAACACGGTTACCTCCTATGAGCTTTCGGCAGTTAATCGTCTAGAGACTCAGTACGAATTCGCGGTTGTTATTGCTGGTGCCGAGTCCTATATTGACGACTTCACTTCTGTAGAAGCGGAAGCAGACGACTCGCGGCTTCAGGAGTATTACCCCGCTCGCAACTCGGACGGAGAAAGCATCATCGGCTCTATTCTTGGCAAGAAGGCTTCGCTGGGTATCAGCGCCAGCGCCATGAACAAGAATCTTTCGTCTCAGAACGACCTCCGAGTCACCCTGAGTCGCTCCGAGCAGGAGAATCTTGTTGATGCACGAATTAACCCGGTCTCCGACGTTGGGGCTGGTTCTCGCCTTGTTGATGACATGACGGCAGTAACCAGCGGTAACACCGAAGAATCCAGCTTTAATCAGGGAATCTCTCGGCTTGTTACTGACTTTGTGACCGAATCTGTTCACGAAATCAGTCAGGGATATGTTGGAGAGCTTAACACCCAGTCTGCTCGCAACTCCCTCCGGGGAGATATTGTCACTGTCCTGAAGCGTCTACTTGGTCTTCAGGCAATTACTGGATTCACAGTCACCGTGGATGAAGTTGACGCAATGACTGCAAGTGTTGATGTTGGTATTAACACGATTGACCCGCTCCGCAACATTGTTGCAAATATTACCGCTGGTGAGGTTAGCGGTGGGATTGGAGAATAATACATAAATGGCTGAACGAAAAGAAAGCGCGGCTGACATTAAGATTCAGGTTGGTAGCGAGCGACTGGACGTAACCCAGTTGTCTGTTACCAAGGATATTGGCGTTGAAGAGATTTATGGCGCGGGCAATATGATGCCTGCGGGGTACGCCATTAACCAGATTTCTTATTCTGGTGACTTTACAGTACCCGGCGACCGGCTAGAACTGGAAGACACGTTCTTCGATTCTGACGGGGTTCCCGAAACCGGTGCCACGATTACTATTACGCATCGGGGCGGCAACTCTACTACGTTTAACGACGTTCTTGTGACCAGCGAAGGTTACGAAATGAACGACGGAGAGGTTACTGAAACCTCTTACGAGTTCCTTGCAATGTCGAAGGGCAACGACACCGAACCTACGGAGTAACTAATTTAACATAAACCATGAGTGATAAAGATATTAGTACGCTGTACGAGATGGTAGTTCGCGGCGACGACTACCGAGAAGAGTACGAGTTTGAAATGTTTGGCGAGGAAACCCTTGCCGTCCTGCGGCCTCTCAAAGATGGCGAGTTCTTGCCTATTGCAGGGGCACTGCAAGCTAAGTTCGACATTGACGAAGAAGAGGCCGTTGAAGAGATTGAAGACGCCAAAGAAGAAGATGGCGGCGTTGACGTTTCCGACATGGACGAAGAGTTTGTTGAGCTTGTCCAGAAGGCTGCCAAGCGCGGTATTGTCGGTGACGAGATGGAAGGGCCAGACGGCAAGGGACTGGCTCAGGAACAAGTAGACGAGCTTGTCTCGTCCATGATTGGTGGCTACTCTGTTGAACTTGGGGGTAAGGTGCTAGAAACCTCTGGCAACGTCCGAGACGCAGAGAAGTTTCGTGGGCGAGGGTCACAGTAACCAAGTACTTGCGCTTTCTGACAAGGCGGGTGTTCCGCTTGCAGAAACGCAGCAAGACTTGACTCCATTACAACGACACGTAACCGTACTCACGTTACAGAAACAACAGCAAAAGAAACAAAAACAACAGGGCGGCGGTAGCGGCGGTCGGCCTGTTAATTCGATGCGCCAGCCCCACGGCGGCGGTTCTGGCCAGACAACTACATACACTAACAAAAACTACGAATAATATATGGCTGATACTGACCCCGTAAGTGTCACGGTTGAAATTGTTGACAATTTCAGCGACGACATTGCAAGACTTAAAGGAGAGCTTGAATCTCTTGAAAAAGATGTTGGGGTCACCCTCGATATTGACGACGACGGAGACATTGATTGGGCGAAAGCAGAGCTTGAAAAACTTGACGATATTATAGAAGTTCTACTTGATATAAATACGTCTGATATTAAGAAAACCAAGGCAGAACTTGAGCTTCTTGATAATACAGTTACAAGCTCTCGCCACAATGTTGACGTTCATCGTGATGGTGACCAGTTTGACCCACCGACATTAGGCAAAGGAATGAACTTCGGGGACGACCTTCCCGGAGCAGACGTAATGAAATCTCAGACCAAAACTGGTCCGGTTTCTAGTCCGGGTCAACTCGTTTCTAACGTTACTCCACAAGACCTCGGAATCAGCATTGACCGACGGATGATGGACGAGGGTAGGTTCAAAAACATGGGCCTACCATTCTCTAATGACCGAGTTGGTCGTAAAAGCTTCTTCGGGCTTGCTGAAAACGATGCAATGCAGGCGTTCCGAGACACGTTCAAAGGAGCAGACCTTACCCTTGAAGACCCACGGATAAAAAGCCCCGGAGCAGGACTTAGCAAAAATCCATTTGCTAATTACAAGTCTGGTTCTGGGATGGATTTCCCGAGCAACTCTGGCGACTTGATGGAGTCACTTGGGTTTGAAGGAACCCCGATGGACCAAGCCGACCTTCGGAACAGAGACGTTCCGAACGGGGGCAGCGGAGACGGTTTGTTCGGATTCCTTGACGGATTTGACTCTACTAAAGGCGGGAAGGCGAAGGGTGGTTCCGGCGGTTTCCTAGAGGGCTTAATGAAGAAGGTTAAGCCGTCCATGCGTAAGTGGACCAACCTGCTGGCCATGCTGCTGCCGATGATTATTACTCTGGCAGCCGCAGTCGGTGGGCTGATTGCCGCGTTTGGTGGTCTAGCCATCGCTGGCGCAGCGGCCTTTGCCTTTGGTGCATGGGGCCTTGACGACTTCCAAGCAAAACTAAACGACCTCAAAAGTGACCTTAGCGGCCTCTTTGAGCCTGTCAAAGAGATGTTCGCGCCGTTCGTAGACAGGTTCATGGACCTTGCTCCAAGCCGGATGAAACCACTTGTTGATGCGTTTACTAGTCTAAGTGGCTTTGAGGGTCTTATTTCAGATTCCTTCGTCGGGCTTGTCAACTGGGTTTCCAAGGCGATAACCCGTATGTCTAATTTCCGCCGGGAGATTTCTGACATACTTGGCATAGTTGGGTCTGCGTTCGGTGACTCGATTATTAACTTCATGCAGTTCCTTGTCGAAACGACTGCTGAAAATCGGGTTCAGTTCCTCCGGCTGGCGTCGGTCCTTGGTAACATTGTTGCGATTATCTTTAACGTTTCCAAGGTTGTTTCGTTCGCCATTGCGAACTTTGACTGGCTGTTTGCGGCGCTAGCAAAAGTATCGGCAGCTCTGAGTAACAAGTTTGTTGTCGGACTGCTGACGGCTATTGCAACCGGCTTCGCGTTCTACAAAATCCTGCAAGCGATTGTGTGGATTATGAGCGGGAGCCTGATTGCCTCGATAGGTAAGGCCCTTGCGGGGCTTTACAACCTAATCACCACGCTGTCTGTTGCAGCAGGCATATCGTGGTCCCTTGCAGCGGGTATTGCCGCTGCTACTGCTGGCCTTGCTGCGCTTGCAGGCATTGCAGCAATGGAACAGATGAAAAACCAGACCCCCGGACCCAGTACCGGCGGTATGGGCGGGCCAATGGGAGGTTCACCTTCTGGCTCGGCCAATGGTGGCAGTGGAGACACTTACATCAACATTGAGGGCAACGCAGACAAGGACGCGCTGAACAAGATGAATCAAGCATTTGACGACAAGTGGGACACATACAGCGGTCGAGAAGAAACAAGAGATACTAGCTAATGATTGGTAACGTTTTCTTTGACGCAGATGGTGGCGGCAGTTCTTTTGAACAAATGCCGTTTCTGGTCAATGGAGAAACATCTTTTGGCCCCTTTTATCCACCGGATAGAATACAGATAGAAAAAGAAAGAGACCTTAAACGAGAATCTTCAATGTGCGGCGGAGAAGACGTTACTGATAACGGCTCTAAAAACCGCGAGATTCACGTTTCTGGTGTTATACGCAAATCGGAAGTCTCTGCTTTCAATAATCTTATTGACGAAGATGAAGCCCTTGACCTTATTACAGTTGGTTTTCAGGGAGAAGTTCATGTTAGAAAGGGAGACTTTGAAGGACCAACTACTTGGGACCCCGAACACAAAGAGTGGATGTATAAATATACTGTTGACTTTGTAAGTACGGGCAGAGACGACGAAGATAAGGCCCAAACTATTGTTTCTGGGCCAGATAATGAATCGTTCGGATATGACTACTCGGTGCCCCAAACTTCTGATTACGAATGAGTTGTGGAATAAGCGATGCCCGAGTCAAGTTTGAAAATAGCGGCATTGAACTTGCTCCCTATCAAGTAGACTTGCGTATTGACCGGGGAAAGTTTGACCATTGTAGAGCGAAAGTAGATAGGGAAGCTGGTAAAATGGTGGCCGACCAGATAGCCGAAAGTCCAAACGAACCGGTCACTATTTACTCGTCTGAAGGCAAGAAGTTGCGAAGGATGTATATCCCCGACACGGGTGTTGAAATTTCCCAAGAAAAAGCGTGGTTGACTTTTTATGACCCACTTCATCTGACTACAAACGGGATTTGTAACAAAACATACAGTCAGGGGGTTACCCTTTCTGACGTTATGGGTTACATTATGTCAAACGTGTCGGACCCCAACGGGGTCATTCAAGGGTTTGACATTACTGACCCCCAGTACAGCGATGACATTCAGCCCAATTACCAAGATTTCCGAGAGGCTTCGCTTTTCGAGCAGGCTGAAGACTACAACCGCGAAGGAACCAAAGAAGACGGTATATTCGGAGACGTTGGTAACTCTATACAGGGCGGCCTTGCAGACGCTTTCGGTGCTGTCGGTGACTCAATGCTTTGGACCAACCGACTCATTAATAAGCACACCGGAATATGGGGAGACACAGGAAAACTTGACTTTGACGAGAAAACCCCCCACGAAGCTCTGAAGATAGTAGCCGAAGAGTGGGAACTTGATTTCTGGGTAGACCAAGTTGGTATTCTGTGGATGGGCAAGAAGGAGGCGAGTCCTAAAGTACACGTTGCAAGTCCTAGCCCAGAAACGCTTACTGTTGCTGAATACAACGTCACTACTCAAGCAATTCCCGTTGCAGAAGTTGTTGTTCGTGGTGGTAAAACCCGTCTTGGGTACGACAGGAACGACGACGGAGAGCAGGATGGGGTTGCGGAAGTGGCTAACCGTGGTGTTATGACCTACGGCCAAGCCAGAGTAGGAGGCGTTGAAAATGGCAGAACGATAACTGTTCAGAACAAAGAACTACAAGAAGGAGAGGCGCTTAAAAATGCAGCAGAGCGCCGTCTAATCCAAGAACTTAGCAAAGCCAAGAGTGGCAACGTTAAGCTTAATCCAGACTTTTCTGGATACACCGATTTCTCCAAACCGAACGAGATTAATCTTGGGGACTACCTCATGGTTAACGGATATAAAAACTTGGATGCCTGTGAAACCGTTGAAGAAAACGGGGAGTTTATTGTCAACAGCATCCACCACGATATGAAAGGTGACCGAGGTTGGGAAATCACGCTTGAAACGGCCCACGTCCCAGACCAAGAAATAAGCTCTCGGTTCTTCTACTACAAGCCAGACGAGAACGAGGTTGTGGACGCGAACGACCTCTATTACCGACATGGCGTTGGACCTATCGACAAACAGGCGGGGTATGGCGGTGCCCAGTAGGGGGGTAATAAACCCTTTACCATTGTTTAGGGTGAAGGACTCATGAAAGAGATTGCCTCAATAGCCCGCGTTGGTTCTGTTAGGACTAATGGCGGAAGAGTGTGGGTTGATACTGAGCCGGGCTTTGCTGGCAGAGACTTTCCAGAGATACCGTTTGGAACAAGTTCTGCGGGCCAGATGATTACCCCGGCAGAGGGCGACCTTGTGGAAGTGTATAAGACAGACGACGGGTACCATGCCCAGCACGTTCACAGTTACCCGGAATATACGATGCCCGACCTGCCGGAAGATTCGTTTGTTCACAAGTTCAATGATGGCACCGAAATTAGTGCCATCAAAAACGGCGACGACACTTACGACGTTACCCTGAAAGCAGATAACAACGTTACGATAAATGTCAGCTCCGGCAGTTCCGTGGACATAGGACAAGGAGGACAAGGAGCTATCACAGACATAGAAACCTCAACTGACGCAGACGGACACATAACAGATATAACCCTTGTTAGAAGCAACAAGGTACATATAGAGTAACAGTGTGTCTCGCTTCTTGCCTGTTACAGAGAACCTTTGTTACATTACCTGTTCCGACGTTCTTCTCACACTACCAACGGTATACTACAACTTAAAACTACCGATATGGCTCAAGACATAGCATTAGATGAAGACTTTGACGTTTTCATAGATGACCGAAACGACCTTGGCACAGTAGAAGGACGTGCCGAAGTGGAACAGTCGATTGCTCTTCAGGTTAGCTTGTACTTCTTTTCCGAGATAGGAGAGACAAACTACTCTAAAGTTGAAGAGCAATTGAAACTAAAGACGCGCCGAGCGGCGAGGGAAAACGACCGGATTGATTCAATTCAATCTATTGTTGTTGAACGAAGTATAGAAGAGAAAGATACATACAACGTTACCATTTCCTACGACCAGACAGAGGATTTCTCATTTGGGGTATCATAATAATGACCATTGAAGAAGGAGAGTTTGTTGCAGATACAGCCGCTTCTATTGAAGAGGCGATGCTTGCTACTGCAAAAGAACAATTTGGTGACGACCTTAACGACGACCAACTTGCTGTTATTCGCTTATTCATCCGGCCAATAGCTCAGGAGCTTGAAAAACTTCAAAACGATATTGGTCTAGTTTTGTCTGGTTCTCAGGTTGATAATGCCACCGGACAGTCTCTTGACCTGCTTACGTCTTTGATTGGTGTTCCTCGGAGGAGCGCACAGAAAGCCACTGGCGAGGTCACATTTTCGAGAAGCTCGGCAGCAAGTAAAGATTATACGATTCCCAAGAACACTGCGGTTCAGACTGATTCACTTGAACCCGTCAGGTTCTATACCACTGAAGCCGCAATTTTGCAGTCCGGAGAAACTTCTGTAAGTAATGTTTCAGTTGAGGCTGCAACTGGCGGCAAAGAATCAAATCTTGGGGCTAACACGCTAACGGTTATGCCAAGCGCTCCAACGGGCATTTACTCTGTTACCAACCCGGAACAGACAAGCGGTGGTAAAGACGTTGAGGGCGACGAAGACCTGCGTTCTAGAGCCAAAGAAGAACTTGCCGAGGGGAGTGCCGCAACACCAGCGGCGCTTATCTCTGCGTGCCGTGGGGTCGAAGGCGTCCGTGACGTTACCATATTTATCAATGACACTTCTATTGATAATAATTATGGCAACGGGCTTCCGTCGCACTCTTTTGAGCTTGTTGTCCTCACAGACAGCACCGAAGCACAGCAAGAAGTTGGTCAAGCAATCCTTGACACAAAAGCTGCCGGTGATAACTCTGCTGCCGGATACAACGGCACAGACGTTTCAATAACCGGCGACTTGCCAAACGGACAAACCCACGGTATTTCATACTCTGAGCCGACAGAAACTCAGATTTACATCGGCGTGGACCTTATCAAAAAAGACAACTACGCCGGAGACGACAAGCTTCTTTCGCATGTTGTTGACTACATTGGTGGGGTTCTACCAACTGGCAACGGGACCGATGGGGTTGGAGTGAACGAAGACGTTATTTACAGACAAGTTGAACAAAAGATAATGGGAACGCAAGGCGTTCACGATTTAAATTCCCTATATATAGGCACTTCTAGCTTTCCAAGTGGTACAGGAAACATTACCATTGGAGCAGGAGAAGTGGCTATTTCAGATGCCACAGACGGAAGCATTACTATAACCAAGAATGACCTATGATTCTGGGCGGGGCGCGGATATTGTATCCAAGCTCCCAGCAATATTCCCAAGAGACGACGACAGCGACAACTACAAGCTGTTTCAGGTCGTCGGTCATGGGTTAGACGACGCAGAAGAAGACTTGGAAGCAGTTGACAGAGCAACAACTGTCCAAGAAGCGGATACAATAGAACAGATTGAAGAGCTTGGTAAACTTGTTGACATTCAATCTAAGGAAGGAGAAGGCCGAGAATCTTACCGTTCTCGGGTTATAGCCAAACACCAGCTTGTTACTGGGGAAGCTACGATAGGAGACGTGATAAACGGGATGGCTGTTGTCCTTAATACTTCACCTACAAATATTGGCTATAGTGAATTTGATGAAGACCTAACCTTCCGCCTGTTAATACCCAAAGCAAAGCTTGACCAAATAGAGCTTACTGAATCCGAAGTAGCAGATATTATAGACGATTTATCTGTTGCCGGAGGCAGGGTAGAGGCAAGAACGAGGGGGACTTTCGAGTACGTTTCCCCGGCTACTTACGATGCTTGTGAAGGTGGCTCAGATTCGTGGAGTAACTATCTTGGCTATGACGGCCTTGATTCAAATGACGACCCGAAAGGAGGCGGCGGCGATTATGCGGGAGTACTAAACTAAACCATGAGTGATTACAGCACAGGTCTTAAAGACTGGGGTAGTACTGGCCTTGTCCAACCTGACAACTACTACTACGCCGAAGGGGAAGCCCCCGTTGACGAGTGGGATAACTATGTCACAGATAACATTGTCAAGGACCTCAACCACCTTATAGACCTTACGAACAAGAGAATAGAAAGCGCAAGCGGTGCAACCGGCTCGGAGCCTTCTAGCCCGGAGCAAGGAGAGCTGTTCTATGAAACCGACAACGAAGTTCTGAAGACGTGGAACCCCAGTGAAGGCTCTTGGAATAAGCTTATCCACGAAGACCAGTCGGGTAATGTTGAAATTCCTAGTGGAGGATTAACTATAAGTAGTGGAACAAATGAACAATTTAATATTTCAGTTGATGATTCTCAATCTGGATATTCTGCAAAATACATAGGTTATTACACCGACGGAGATAGCCCAGAATCTAGGTCCGGGTACTTAGGGTTTGGTGGAGCTAATACAACCTTTAATCTTAGAAATGAAACAGGTGGTAGAATAGAAATAGGAACGAAAACCTATGGAAACAGCCTTTCGGTTTATGATTCTGGTAATGTTAATATTCCAAACGGTTTCTTAACAGTAGGTGGGGATTTACAATTAACTAGTAACGCGCTCCGTAGTACATATGATTATGCAAAACTAGGAACTGGTGGTAGCGGTTCCGGGAAGTGGGCTATCCGTGACGAGGCCAACAATCAAGATATAGCTACCTTTGAAGAAGGAGGAAATGTCAAAATACCTAGCGGTGATTTGTCTCTTCAAGGAGTTATTACTTCTTCATCTACAACGGCCCTCAGAAGTGATTCTGGGGCGTATGTAGACTTTGATTACGATGATTCTGGTTCAGAAAAATTCGCGGTTCGAAGTGGGTCTTCAACTGAAAGTTATTTAGAAGTAAATAAAGAAGGTAATGTTGATGTTCCCAAGGGCAATTTAAAAGTAGCGAATCGACTTGATGTGGGAGTTAATACAGCTTCCACAGACGAAGACATACTGCTATCAGCAAATGCAAATATATCTAGCGAATCTTCGCTATACAATTTAGTTAATAGTTCTTCTGGTAGCATTAGGTTTGGCTTTGGTAATACAGTAAGAAGCAACGTTTCATATACATTAGATTTGCACGGTGACGGGAGAGTTGTTATTCCAAATGGTCAACTTGATGTTCAAAGTGGAAACATTGGATTCCCGACATACTCTTCAACCGGAGGTGTTCCGGCTCTCAATGAAGGAGAGACGGTATATGTCAATGGCGATGGGTTATACGTGGAGGATGGTACATAATGTCACTTGAAAAAGTTCCGACGTTCCAAGAAGTAAAAGACTGGGCAAACACCAACGTTGCTGTTCCAAGCGGTGCGATTATCATGAACACAAACGATGGTGGGTCTATTCCGCCCGGGTTTGTGCTTTGTGACGGAAACAACGGAACGCCCGACTTGCGCGGTAAGTACGTCAAGGGAGCATCTGGAATTGGTGATGAAGGTAATATTGGTGGTAGTAACACCGTTACCCTAAGCGAGTCCGAGATGCCGTCTCACAACCACAATTACGAACTTGACGACGTGTACTCCGACTCGAACCACGGCGGTACTGGTGCGCCTGCTGCTGGTGACAGCAACATTACGTCGGCAGACCACACTACTAACGTCCAGAACGCTGGCGGCGACGGCGCTCACCCGAACGAACCGGCATACATGGAACTGCGGTACATTATGAAAACATAACAATGGTAGAAAAACACCCCGACACCGATAACATTATTCATGATTGTTCCCGGTGTCAGAAGATTCTTAACGAAAGCGGAGAGCCGGTCGAACAGAACGCTGTGTATTACGTCACGGTTCCCGATGAAAGCAGCCCATACATTGTAGACAGCGGTGTTGCTGTCAAGCACACAGAACGAACTAAGGTAATCCGAGATTCTGTTGTGGAAAAGATGGGCGTCGATGTTGAGCGGGCTAACGCTATCATGATTACTGGTAACACTAACATGATGCCGAAACCTTCAGAACTACCTGACGACCTTGAAATCCCAGACTCTTGGAAATCAGTTAACTTTGACACGGGCGACGAACTTCCTGTCAGTGTTCAGAAGTCTGAATACAGGCGGGAAAAGGGAGTAGACCCAGAGATAGCACGGCTCGATGATGATGTGTTAAAGGTTATCGGTGACTCTGCTCAGATTGATGGGAGTCAGAATATCATCATTTGCGAAGGCTGTCTAGAAGAGCGAGACGAAATTAACTGGGCTGGTTCTGGAATAGAAGAATAATGCTAGGATTACTTAACAATTTGACCGGCGGAGAGGATGAGGCTTCTGACAAAATCGAATTTAACATCGACCCCGAGCTAAAGGGAGTTGTGCCTAAGCCGACGCCCGCATCAAAGGTTATGCCAGACTGGTACAAGAACCTTGATACGCGGTCGCCTGACGACGTTCCAATGACTGCTGGTAAAACAGCCGGGGCGTGCATGGCGTTCCTTGATGCTATGTCTCTCGGCTGGATTTTGAAAGTTCCGGCAGACATACATTGGAAAGTCCCAAACAAGCAGCGCGAGAACGAGGTTCCGAAGTTTGAGTATGAGACTGAGGTTGATTTCCCAGTCATGAATACCCACCTCCCGGAACAGTTGGGGACCCAACCAGATGGCGATTTCCCGATGAACGGTCCTATTGTTAAGTTCAAAAATCCGTGGACGATAAAAACCCCGGAAGGATATTCTACTCTGTTCACCCATCCGATGAACCGACCAGACCGTAGGTTCTACCATCTTTCCGGTGTGGTTGAGACAGACAAGTATTCTGAGCGAGTTAATGGTGGGGCTATCTGGAAAGCGCCACCCGGCTCAGAAGGAATAATCAAGCAGGGAACCCCCTACGCACAAATTATTCCATTTAAAAGAGACGACTACATTGACGACGCAGAAGTTAATGAAATGGATGAAGAAAAAATGATTGAACGCAAGCGTCAGAAGAACCAGCTTGACTCTAACCGAGGACACTACAAGAAAGAACTATGGGAACCAAAGGCCACAAAAGAACCGTCGTGTCCTCTTGGGTTTGGTGAGGACTAATGTGGCCAGACCTTAACACGTTCCGCAGGGCCGTTGTTCCTGTGTTTGAACGTAACGAAAGCAAGTGGTTCGGTCGGGATATTATGTTTTCAAAGCTCGGACAAAGGGGTTCTTACGTTGGCGTTATCAAAGAGCGTTCTGTCCAAGACATAGTTTCAGAACTACAGTCGATGGACAACGTTTACAGCCGCAACCTCGCCGCGCTCAAGTGGCGGCCCACACGCGACGGTGAGCGGGCCTACGAGCGGGCGAGCTACGCATACGTACCAGAGGGCTTCTTTGGAAAATATCAGTACCACGTCCGACTGTGGCCGCACGAGCAGGGCACAGCAGTGTGGGCACATTACGAATTAAACCCATGGCACTCTCCTTCTCGCCATTACAATGGTGAAGAGTGGGACCCCGAAGCCGGGGCGTCGTGGGTTCGCAGCAAGTTTGAGATAGATACTACAGCAGATATACTAGGAGTTGTTAAACGATGAAAAACAGCAAGAAAAAGAAAACGATTCTAGGCATTGCGCCATCGGTAGCAGCGACAGGCATTACACTACTAGTCCGAGGACAGACCGGGCCGGGGGTTGCTCTCATAGGCATTTCTTCGGTCTTGTTTGTTTTGTACGACTACCTTGACGACCAAGCAAAGGGTAATCCAACTCTTCCCGTCGGTGTTGACGAAGAGCTACTTACCCGAGTTGGTACTGAAGTCGGGCAAGAAGCAGAGGAGCAGATTGAGAAGTATCGCTCCGAAGACAAGTAATGGGCGAGTTCGTTCAGTGTCCGAACCCGGACGAACCCAATTGTAGCGGGCAGGTGTTTATGGGCGGCGGGTGCCCGGTCTGCGAGGTTTGCGGATGGTCTAAATGCGGATAAACTTGGCAAAAGTTTAAGTAGCATGGCAACCTAATTACAGGTGTCATGCTTGAATCCTATGAAATAGAAGGTAATGCGGGTGGGCCAGTCGCTCTTGTCACTGGCGGTGTTCACGGCGACGAACCTGCTGGTTGGCACGCCGCACACCATCTTACGAACTTCGATGTTCAGGCCGGAAGGCTCCACATCATCCCCGAGGTGAACAAGGAAGCCATTGAAAAAGGCAGCCACAACTATAGTGGCGGTAACCTTAACCGGCACTTCCCCATCAACGAGATGCCCGCAAGTCCTCTCGCAAGGGAACTGTGGCACCACGTCGAAGAGGTTAACCCCGACGTGTTCATCGACCTACACAGCTCCAAGGGAATCCTCGGGACTGGCGACGACGGGATTGGTCAGGCAGTATTCCACACGCCAACCGATTACTCGATTAGTCTTGCCAATATCATTGAAAAATTCAACACAGAAAACATCCTTACGTCAGAATACGGAAGAAATTACAACTTCCTTCGTGGTCGAACGCGGGCCAATAGCCCGATGCTCTACCACAAGCTATCGTCCGAATGGGGCATACCGACATACCTCATTGAGACGACGAGAAAAGAGACTGATATAGAGACACGGACTCGGTGGGAGGCAGACATGGCAACCCGCCTTCTCGCCTTCCACAACGTTCTGTAGACAAACACGGTTCCTGCGCGGTTCAAATCCGACAGGGACCGCCTCACTCATGGTTTCTTTTTTATGATACTACATAGATAGTGGCAACACTACAGAAACCCGTACTCTTCTGACTTGTCTTTGACATACGTTTCTTGGGTTTTCTTGGTTCCAACAAGATTTTCGTAATGCTGAAGGTCGCCTTCTTCTGCTTTCATATACGTATTCTGTATATACATCGCATCAAGTTCATGCTCTTTGCCATTGACAGTCACGGTAACCCCGCCGTCCATGATTGAAGGCAAGCCAGATACGTCTTCAGTATCTATGTCCACCGTCTTGGTCCGTGTTTCTGTCACAATAACTTCGTCTGAGTCCATTGACGAAAGTTTTAGGTCTCTGTCAATGTCAATGTCAATGTCTACGCTACTACACTCCACTTCTTGCCCGTTAATGGTTACTTCTTGTAACATTGTTAAATACAGCTATCTGCAACCCCTTCTTCGGTACCCGAGGGGTGGGGGTTTTGGTCTGCAAACATGGTTGCAAAGGGTTTCTTAGAGGGTGAAATGAACATAAGTGTATGGGTCACCGTTACAAATTTCTAATCCCTCTTCTGATTCAAGACTCAGCCTTTGACTTGGTGAAATTTTTAGTTGGTGTTCTTTCTGACAGATTGGACAAGTTTCTACCATCTTTATGGTGCCCTCAGGCTATTATGGTTGATATATTCTTCATATCCCTCGAAAATTAGCGGTGCCCATTCAATACATTCATCCAAAACCATCTTGGCAAATTCCCTTGCTTCCCACTGTGCAGAACCAGAGTTCCGCAAGTCGAAGAAGTGCATTAGGCTTCGGGGGTTCGCTGAGAAGGTTAGGTTGACTGGCGTGGCTTCAGGCAAGAAGAAGCGAGCATCCTCTTTCGGTATGCCAGATTCAATCGCCGCGTCGTATTTTTTAACTGATTTATCCCAGTGGTACTCAAGCGCATCTTCAAAGGTTAGTGTTTCTCCTGCTATGTTTTCTTCCACCCAGATATGTTCTTTAAAGCTTGGTGGGGCGACCGGTTCTTGGTCACCAAACTCCACGTATCGCTGGCTCTGCACGTCGAAGCTCATGTGCCGGTGTCGGGTAATCTGGGCCATGGCCGTCCGGCTAACCCCTTCAACATGAAACACGGCCTGTGGGTGTTCAAAGGGACCGAAGTGACCACTCCGTAGCAGCGAAGCAATGTATTCTTCGCGGTTCTTTTCGGTGCCTTCCATCACCTCTTCGATGGTAGCTCCGATGAGGGAATCGTCCATGTAATCGCCTCGCGCCGCCATGATAACCGCGTCGTCTGGATTCTCTGTACTCTGCTCGTAGTTAAGTTCTACATTCATGTTATCTCACTCCGTTCGATAAACGGACCGGCAGTTCCCGCAACTTCATACTCCGTTTTCAACCTACCGCAATCATCACAATATTCCATACGTCTCTCGCTTCTTGCCTTTATTCTGGTTCTTGCAATTAATACAACGCCACGTCATTGGAAATCCTCATACAGCTTGCTCGGAGTCGGACCTTCTTGGCCTTGGTACTTACCTTGATTGCTGTATCCTACGTCGGGGACATTTTCGTGCCGGTGGAACGTCATTTGGCAAATACGCATCCCGGGGACAAGCTCTATCCAGTAATCCTCTTGATTCTTTAGTTCCAAGGTTATCTGCCCGTTGAAGCCAGCGTCAACAAGCCCGGCGTTTTCCACCTGTAACCCAAGCCGACCAACCGACGACCGGCCTTGGACATAACCAACAAACTCTTCAGAGAGGGAAACATTTTCTTCTGTGGTGGCCAAAACAAATTCCCCCGGACCGATGGTTAACCCCTTTTTATAACTATAGTTGGGATATGTGCCTTCTTCATCTACCTTCACCTTCCCGCCTGTCTCAGAGACAAGCAGATTTGGCCACAGATGAAAGTCCATAGACGATGGACCAATGTAATACGACCCATCGTACTGTACGTCAATACCGCCGCCATACAACTCTTCTTTGATGTTTTCGTTTGAAAGGGTCATTGGTAATTGTTGTCTGCTGTTGCGTATAGCAATGCACAGGCAAGAAGGATGACAGACACTGCGGCGACTGCAAACCCGTAATGTCTTGTTATGATAAGTCCTGCGGTGGAGATGGCTGCTGCTGCCATGCCAACACCGAAGACTAGTAGCGCCGCCGCCATCCCGAGCTTGGGTCTGTTAGAACGATTCATCGCCCTTTTCGCCGGGTGGTACAATTATTGTCTTGGTCATTGCTTTCGTAATTCCGAAACTGCGTCAATCCATTCCTCTTGCGATACTTTCTACGTTCATAGTAATTTAATCTCTTTGAATTTCCACTCTTTTCTAATCAGTCTGTGCATGAATAACAAAGAAAACACAGACCACAAAAATATGAATACTAAATAAAGAACAGAAAAAACCAAGGCCATTGCTACGGCGCTCACATGAACGCCTCTAGCCCGCTCTGTAGCTGGCCTTTCATGGCCGCCTGAACGTCGATACCCGCCGAGTCAAGTATCCCTTCCATCGGATTGATGATTGCCGTCTCTGACATTCTGCTGGCGTTCATCCGTAGCTCGCTCTCAGCTTCGCTCAGGTCTTCGTTGTTGTCGTATGCGATAACGTCTATGTCATGCTTCCCGCCTTCTTGCAGGTAACAGCGCATGGGTTTGCTACTGCCGTCGAAGTTGGTGCCAAGTATCTCATTAGCATTACGTGCTGCCCGAAGGTGGGCTGTTTCGCTGTCGTATTCCGACCACGTTTGCCCGAAACCGCCCGGGATACCGATGCGTTCCCAGTCGGGGTCAACGGGGTCAATCTCGGTCGCATAGTCGTGGACGATGCTCCCGATAGTAGTCTTATCTTTACCGTCGAGAATGGCCCGCACAACATCTTTTTCCAAGTCTTTCGTAAGAAGGGACACGTCCGACCGCTGATTGTTCATGCCGGTCATGTCATATTCTGGCGAATCTAACGTATCGCTGTATTGTTCCATACCCTCTTTCCATGTAGCCTTGTATGCATAACGCTTCTTACGTCCGTATTGAAAGAAGCGTTCAAAGTACTTCTCAATCTCAATTTCCCAACGGTTGTCTTCTGCCGGGATACCGTGTTCTTCGGCAAGCTCCGGGTAGACAACGTTGTTAAGTTCCTCACATATCTCCGATGTGCGACGAAGACACTTCTCTTGCGTGTAGTCGTCGGGGAACTTGATGTAGTTGCTGTTGTGAACAATCATGTTCCCAGCGCCAGCTTGGAAGTGGTGGTTTTCGGTTTCAATGTCATACACATATTCACCGTCGTAGTCGTATTCTTCCACTTTAACAACTTCCTCTGGATTGCCACGATGCCACTTCTGGCAACGGATTTTGTAATATTCGTTACCATAATTACGACGATAGTTGATGTTGAATGTGTAACCAAGCCGTTGAAGCAACATTGTCAGACCCGACGCAAGGTGAATATCCTTTGTGTCAGCTTCATGGAATCGCTTGTCGTATCGTTCACCAACGTAACCGTCGCCACCCATGTATCCATCAAGAAATGCTTCAACAATTTCTTCCGTTCCATTGATTACTTCAGATGGGACACACTTCTCTCGGCTTTTGGTATACGATACATCAACGAAGTGGTCGATAGCATCATTGACACCACCCCACTCAACGTCTCCGTTGTTGGTTAATTGAAGTTTGTGAACACCTGACGATTCTCGATAATCATGGATTTTGGAGTTAATTCCAAACTCTGACGACAGAATTTCTGAAGCGCGTTCAAGTAAGTCAAGATTGTTCTTACTAATTGAAAACCCATGCTTCTCCACTATTCCTGCACTACCGTCAGCGGCGAAGAATCCATACAACCACGCCCGGTCTGTGGAAATGGTTTCTTCACCATCACCGATGGCTTCAGAAACATCTCTATGAAGCAAGCGAGTGCCGTCTGTTAGTTCTCCGGGTTTTATTTCAGACCCATCTGCGTGAACAAGGGAATGGTCTTCCGTACAATGCACAAGACCAGTCTTTGTCCTAACAGTATAATTTGTTTTCCTATTTGGCTTTTCCCAAACTTTCTTTATTCCAGTAAACCCACCTTCAGTCCACGCTTCAAACTCATCTTCTCTACCCACAAGTTCTTGAATTTCACGATATTGAACGTTACCATTCATATCACGAACAAGAACTGGTTCTTCAGCGGGCACGGAGTCGGTGTCTCCGTAGGCAACTGTAGCTTCCGTGTCTTCCTCGATGTATTCTGCGGTACGTTTGATAACTGCCTGCCCCATAAGGGTAACTGCTTCGGCAGTAGCTTCGTCGTACATGAAGAACTTTTCCCAACCAACCACTCCGTAAAGGCTGTTAACTATCGTCTTGCTGACATTATACCGTTCCTCAAGTGCTGCTTCTTCAGCAGAACCCCCGGGTGCCTCTTTCTTTTTCTTGCCATACTCAGCTTTGAGGCCGAGTGCGTCGTTGACAAGAGACGTTAGGATGGTCGGCTCAGAAAGGTCAAACACAGCCCCGTTCGGGGCGTGTGCTGCCCGGGTTGTAACAGTGTTACCCCGGGGGTCAGTCCCCAAGTCGGTCATACCGTTTTCCATTAACGCGCCGCCGCTCTCGACCCGAGCCTCTGGGCCAGCGTTAATCATCGCCATCGTGTTCGGGTACAGCGAAGCAAGGTCGATGCCGACCACGTTCTTGGCTACGCCGTCGTATGGGTCGAACACATACCCGCCCTCGTAGTCTGACTCTTCTCGCCCGTAGTCAGTAGTCCTGCCGACAAGTCCGTTTTCGTGGAGCTTGCGGCGGGCCATCATTTCAATGAAGTCGCTGCTGTTCAGCGTTTCCTCAAAGTTGGTGCCGATTTCCTGCCGAATGGAATCCCGGAACGAAATTGCGTCCGTCTCTTCATTGATACCCACAGTCAAGCGAACGTCCATGGCGTTGTATTCCATCAACGAAGTTGGGTCCTGCTCATACATCTCGTAGAACCCGAGGTCGTGGGTAATCTTTTCTTCCCCAAGCTCTTCTTGGGCGACGAAATCAAGCGAATAACTCCGTAGTTCAGAGAAGCGGTTTTTCTTGTAAACGTCCATCAAGTCATACGTCGTCCGGCCCTTGATGGTAACGTCTCCGTAGTCGCCTACCTCAGCGTAGCCTTCTCTGGACAGGCGAGAAGCGGTGCCACACACTCGCTCCATTCGCTCTACGAGATACGGTACGTCGAACCCGGTGCTGTTCCAGCCCGTGATTAGGTCTGGGTTCTTTTCGTCTATCCACGACGCGAACCGAATAAGGGTCGGTCGCTCTCCGTTGTCAACGAACAGGGTATCAAGGTTATCTGGACACCCATCTGGGAACATCTCGTCCACTTCTCTCCCACCGGAGTCGATGAACCCAATGTATTCGTCTTCTTGGCTATCGTGAGCAACGATGCTCAGGATTCTGTTGGTGCCAAGGTTGCTAAAGTCAAGTCCCCGTTCGTCAACTTCAATGTCGAAGGTTACAACCCGGGGTTCAACCTCCATCGTGACCGGTTCAAGCTGTTCTGCGGTCACTTCTCGCTGCGGTGCCTTGACGCCAGTGTATATTCCGTGGTCGATACGGAGTCGGTTATCAATCCACACGTCGGCTTCAAAATGGTCGCTGAAGTGCTGGTTCGCAACCTTGCTCACTTCCCACGGCTTGTCAACAACAACTTTAACAAGCGTGTCGTCGCCAAGCTGAGGCGTCTTGTCGGTGGCCTCAATGTTCAGAACCCGCTCGTCTGCGGATAGTTCATCTTTGTTCTTGGAATATTCAAGTGCCGGGGCGTAGAAGTATGGGTCGAAGCCTGTCACTGTTATCGTGTCATGCTCCCCGGACTCGGTTCTTCCATATAGCTTTACATCGCCGTCTCCAACAGTTTCCATGTTGGTAACATTAATGGTTATCATTTACTTTTTGTTGTTGTCGTATTTTGCCATGGTGGTTTGTTCTGCTACTCTATTTGAAATAGAGGTGGGGGCACAAGAACCCCATCCTGTCTTTCGCATGGTTGTTGTAGAACTCAATCATGAAGTCCTTGAAAAAGTACATCATGACGAACCCATTGAACCACGCAAACACTGCCCATGCTGCTGCAAGTAGTATTCTTTCTTCAATCATTCTAAGTCTTCCTCTATTTTATAACTCTGTTCAAGCTGTTCTTTTTGTCGTGCCAGTTCTCGCCCGACTGTAGTATCCTGCCGGGTTGCCTGTCGCCTAACCCTCCACAGAGTATACCAGTCGCTTTTTTGCTTCTGGTCCATCCTACCCCACAGGGCGGGAAGGTCGTAGTCCGTGCTGTTCGTTCTTCTGTTTCGGTCTTCCATTACACTATTAACTCACTTTCATGGTCTTCCCACGTCTTGATTGCGCTGTTAATCTCTGCACAATGCTGTGGGTCGCCTTCGTCAAATCGCTGTCCGTTGATAAATGAATTTATGTTAAATTCATGTACCTTTCCGGTGTCTGTCTCTGCAATGTATACAAATTTAACATCAAACCGCATAAGCTTCCGCAGAACCTCGTCAGAAATGGAATATCCGTTACCTTTCTCAAAGAAGCCCTTTTCGGGGCCGTGTCTGCGACGGTGGCTAACATAACCCCGCTTGTTGTTTCTCGGTTGGACGTTTCCAACAATGCCTACGCTCTTTTCTTTCGTTGGGTGGGGGACGTTTGCCAATGGTTCGACAAACGGCTCATCTATATCTATGAAATCGTATAATGACTCGCTCATGAAAACTCCTCCTCTATACCAAGGGGGTATGGCTACTTATTCTTTTCGGTACTCAACCAAGGGAGCCTCTTTGCGCTGTGCTTCAAGCGTCCCTAGGTCTGTAAGTAGCTTTTCCTTGCGTTCCTGTTCTCCCAACACCTCGGCCCTCGCAATCTCCCGTCGAAGGAAACTTATGAGGTCGTCCACCATCTCTTCCGGCAGTTGATATGCCTTTGCAATAAATGTTATGGTCGTCAGATTACAGTTGGCCACGCTCATGTTTCATTTTGACGTAATTAGCCGCGCCATACGAGCAACCAAACTCCCGAACAATCTCGGTTGCTCCCGCACTGGGGTCGCTTAGTATCTCTTTTAGCTTCTCATAGTTACCCTCGTTTTTGATAGCCTCGCCCCATGTGGACGAGCAGATACCGTAGAAGTCACACCCTTCCCCGACACCGTACTGGCAGAGCGGCTGTTCGTCGGCTTCGTAATCATCTCTGTCTCGGAAATCTTGAATGTGGTTGACAACTTCGCGGATGCGTTCTCGCCGCGATTCCTTGAGCGGCGAAATGACCATCTCACCGGGCGCTGGGTACATCCCGGCGACTGCTGCCACGTCGTACTCCGACTCAAAGAGCATCGCGTAATACTCTCCCTCAAGGTAGATACCTTCGTCTCGGTACTGTTCCTTGGGTGTTTCGTCGCTGGTTTTGAAATCAATAATGACCACGCCACTATCCTCTTCACAGGCAGGAAGCGAAGCAGCATTGAGGATTACGTCAGCATATCCCATCCACGGGATTGCATCTGCACCTCGGTCGAGCGGGTCTTCCAGCCACTCTTCTGCTTCAATGGCGACCGGTAGCCACTCTGCGGCGCTGTCTGCTGCTTCAAGGCGCTCTTCTTCCCACTGGATGAAGTTGGTGATGTACGGGTCAAGGTACCGCGCCCACGTCGCTGTGTCTTCCGGCAGTAGCTCTACCAAATCCTCGGGCGTCTCTCCTTCTCGCCTGACGTAACGTACTGCGTTCTCGTAGTATGTTTCAAATGCTTCGTGGACCGCAGTACCACGGCGCATTGCATCTGTCTCTTTCGTCGGAACCCCTTGGATGTAACTGTAGTAGAACTTCCGTGGGCAAGTCACGAATTTCTTGATGCGCGACTTGCTAATGTATGGTATCTGGTTCGGTCCGGCTTCGCTGCGTAACTGTTTAACTCTGTCTGTTTGTGCTGGCATTACTCGTTGGCTAACTCTTCAAGTTTTTCAACGTGGTCCGTTTCTTCGGTCACACTGACGCCGCCACCATCCCGGGCCGTGAACCGAAGGTAACACACGCCCTCGTCTTGTGCCCGCTGCTCGGCAGCAGCAAGAATCTGTGCCTCTTGTTCGCTTACGTTGTATTCTGTCATACTCCCTCCTGCAACATTTCTTGCGTGTCGGTGGTTTCCGGCTCTGAACCCTAAGTATCTTGCATCATTACCAGTTAATGTTTATCGTCCTGTTCTCGGGGAACCCGTCGTCGTCAATATACCGAACCGTTGCTTCTCTGTCTTCGGGATGGTACTCAGCATTAAGAGACCTCTCTACGTCGGGCCAGTTGTCTAGACGGTTCACTATTTCCTCTTCCATATAATCAACCGGCCATGTGTCCGGGTCGTTGGGGTCTATCTCTAGCTCTGAAAAAGCTTCTGTCCAAGTATTAATCATCCCAACAGCTTAACCTCTTGCTCAATCTCGGGGTCGTAAATTAGCCGGACCAGCGTATCACACGACCGGCACCGGCTACGAAAGTTATTGGTGTGTTCAGCGTAATGCCCTTCTCCACAAGCCTCGCAACGGTGTGTGCAAGTTTTTACAGTCATACTTTTTGTATCCTTTTTATTGTGTTTCCAGCGTACCTCACGTTACCGTCTCCTTCTTGCCTGAGCTTGATTTTACCCGGCGGGAAGGTACTAACAAAGTTAACGTCTTCGTACACCTTGTTGTTAACCATTACATCATGGGTTCCCCCTTCAGCACCGAACAGAACGCCGTCTTTCTTGGCCTTCTGTCCTGAATCAAGTTCTACCCGTATGGTACTCTCGCTTATTGCAATTGCGTCAGTAATGCCTTCGTATCTTTCAATGCCCGATTCTCCGCTTTTGATGTAGACTCTCTGGTATGGGTCGTCTGTCATAATGTCTCGCTTCGCTCGACATTTCATATATTTTCAAACTATTGAGCGTTAGCTCAACCGTATCCACTGGTCTTCAATGTTCCATTGCCACGATGCTTGTCGTTCGTCGTCGGGGCCTGTGTCTATATCTTCTACAAGGTTAACCTTGAGCTTGACGTAGTTCGGCCACTGACTATGCGTTACTTCCGTCTCAATACGCCGTTCGTTTTCAAGTTCAATCATCTTCGTCGTGTTGCCAGCAAGTGTCTTCGGGGGTATCAACGGGCCGGGAGCAACCATTGACACCACACTCCGGGTCTTCTGGGGACTGGCCAGAAGCGACACTCTCTGTTACTCCTTCGGTATCAGTAACGAAAGTTGTCGTGGGTTCCGGGAGCCGGACGAGCGCCGTAAACAGCGTGCTATTAGGGTCAGCGTTGGAAACTGTGCCCGGTACAATCTCTCCTTCGATTTCGATTTCATTTCCGTATCCCCGTTCATGGTGAATCTGCTGCCACTCGTAATGTGCCATGTTACTCGCCTCGCACGATATTCTTGTCCCCGGATTCTACACGTCGGTAGAGTAGGTTAGCCGCATTGAGGACCTGCTGATATTCCATGACTGTTTCTTGGTCGGGGTCTTCTGGGAGCGTTTCTTCAATTTCCCGGGGTATGCTCTGCCCGGCCTGCTTAATCTGGTCAAGCTGGTCGTGCAGTGCTTCGACCTGCTGTTCAACTTCCCGAAGAACCGCTTCGGGGTCCTGCTCCGATTCATCCATCTGTTCGTTAACCTCTTCTGTCATGATTATACTGACTCCGCTTCGCCGCTGCTTGCTGTTCCTGCGTCGGGTCGGGGGGCCGCCTTGCTTTCGGACTTACCCCCGATACTAGCGCCCATCGTTGCCGCTTCGTTGTGGGTCTGCTGGTTGTACTCTTCGTAAGCGAGCGGTGGGTCGTCGCTAATAACTACCGCGCACTCCGGGTCTTCGCAGATAATTTCGCCCTTCTCTTTTGTCCGTCCAACTGAGCCACACTCAGGACATTCAATTGTGTAATGCTCTACGTTCTTCTCTACGACCTGCCCGTTGGGAGCAGAGACAAGTACTGGCGTCCCGTCCCGCCGAATTTCGCCGCCGTTTTCAACAGAGTACTTGTCGGCCCGTTTGTTGTAATCGTTAGTCATTTTAAGGTAAGATGTGGTTTAGCTTTCTGGCGTTCTGTACTAAGTCTTTCGCAAGTACTTGCGGCGGTGGCTTCCCGCCTGTTAACAAGTACATTACTCGCTGTAGTGCCGAATGTGAAGGGAATCGGTGTTGAACCTGCCTATTGTTTCACCAACAAACAGGCCACCCGTGAAAATACCCATTGCCTTAACTCCGTGGAAGAACAAGAGGTATAGGGTGATTATGACAGCTAATGCAGCTACCGCTACAAAGAATTTGTCGTTGTTTTTCATCGGAAAAGAACTCGTTCCTGCCATGTTATTGGATTGTTGTCTGATACACCGTGGATGATGTTGGTGGGGTTACCTCCAACACCAAGCTCTTCTTCGTACTGGCCCGGTTCTTTGATACTGCCACCTTCAAGAACGGGCGTGCCGTCCGGCAGTGGCTCTAGCCGGTATTCGTGATAGTGACCACGGTACGCAATGTCGAAATCGTGCTTGGCAAGCCAGAACAGCCAATCAGACTGCGGGCTGGAAGTGCCAATATGATTTCGGGCATTGTCTCCGTGGCGCATATGGGCCTTAATATTCCCATTTCGCATCGTGAAGTTCATGTAATCCGTTTCGTCGGAGTACTTGAGGGTAACGTTGCTAAGGTCACCATGCTCCTGATTCTCACGGATTAGCATATCGAGCATCGCGTAAAGCAGGTCGTCGGCATTAGCCTGCCCGCTGGCCCCATCAACACGGAACTCGCCGTGGTTACCGTGCTGGCAGATAACCTGCACGGAGGGGAACACATTGCTCATGCGCTTGATGTTATCAAGGTAAACTTCAGCGGCCTGACGAACTTGGTCACGAACCTTGGCGTCAATGTGGTGAGGCTGGGAACGATAAATAGCTTCGTTCGTTACAATGTCCCCGTTGAGGGGGATGTGTAGTGTGTCGATTTCATCGCCCATGGCCTCACGACCGTTTTTCTGACGGACAACTTCATCGAAACGCTCGTAAACTCGCGTTTCAGCTATGTGAGAATTGAATTCTTCGTTACCAAATTCGTCGTTAACAACCTCCCCGAAGTGGTCGTCGTGACACGGGATAACCATGTCTTGATTACCAGCATTGTAAGTCATCCCACCGTCTGCTACGGGCTGCTCTTTGCTGTCTAGCTCAGACATAATTTCTTCTTTTATCTGAGCCAGAGACTTGTTTGCCTTCTTAGTAATAGTCTGCTGTGCTACTTGGTCCGGGACGCGACTAACGGGGTTAGCTACGCCGTCGTCCTGAGACTCGTCAACGTACAGGTACTCGCCGTCGGTGTTAGCAATGGTGAACCCTGCACTATTCAGCGCACTGATATGGTCATAAACTGTGCTTTTTGTTGGAATTGATAGCTCAGTCGCTATCTCACCAGCAGAACTTCGCCCGACACGAGAGAGATATTCAAGTACCTCAGACTGTCGGGGCGTAATATTATCTTGTTCCATATGAAACGGGAGAAGCGCCGCCTCCTCTATACCAACGGTGTGGTATAACTTAAAGGTTTTGGTTAATGCTCTCTGTTATAGACCTCGCAGTCTTCCCCAACACAGTATCTATCCTTGAAAAAGGGAAGCTCGTCCCATACCTTCTTGCAGTTGACGGGGGACGGGTTCTGAAAGTCGCCAGAGATATATCGTTCTATTGTACTATACGTCTTCTGTCTACTGAAACTGTCGTCAATGCTCGCTTCGTCAAATGCATCAACGATGGTATCTATCGGTACCTGCTCTGCAAGTAGCTCTGTGATGACCTTCATCTCCATCACATGACTCTGACCCCCATGATTAAATCTTTCTTCATCCCGAAGAAACCGCTTGACACAGGGACGTTTCTGCATGACGAAATCAAGGTCTTCTACATCTATTTCTTCGTTGGCATACTTTTTGTAGTCTTGAATCCTAGTGTTATCGTATACTGTCGGCTGGCGAGAAGTGGGAGAGCGTTCAACTGGCGCGTTTCGGATGTACTGGACAAGTGCATCGTGCGCCGCTTGATTTGGATTCCTTTTACAGGAATCCGGGACCGGTCGGGTTGACCGGGTGAGTCGGATGTAATCACCAACTCGCAACTCTGCAAGCTCTTCGATGGTCGCTGGGACACAGTATCGTGTTTCTCCGTGGGCTTCTGTTGCTTTTTCATGGATAGTATTTGGCAACCGCGTCAGCCGTCCAAGGTCACCGGTAACGCTGGCGTCGATGTAACTGTCAAGGTCACCGATACCAGTTAGCTCCGTGAACCGGGACGTAAGGCTGTTGGCATACTTGTTTACGCCATTCAAGAACTGCCCGAAAGTGCCTTGCTTCTTACTTATCTCTGGGAAATCATGAAACAGGTGTATCCCTTTGTTGCCAGACAAGGTAACACGCCAATGTTCTGGATTACCCTCTTGAATAATAATTTGGGCGAGCCTTCTTGCCCGTACCAGAAGCTTACTTAATTCGTGTTCCCAGTCGTCTGATTCCTCTGCACCGTCAGGAATATCAAAGTCAAGGAACAGCGTGTCTATCCGTGGGATTGCGTTGTCTTTTGTGTGCCCGTTCGGAAACGAGTAGAGACTAACGTAACCCGGCTCAGCACCCTCTACCTTGCTTATCTCGGCAAGAAGCTCTTGCGGGGAATAAGCCCAAACTTGGCGTTTAGTAACTCTCCGGGGATACGCGTCTGTCCATATTGCTGCTGCTTCATGTGTATTTTCATCTACCATGATTTAATGCTCGCGCCGCTCGCATTTAATCTTTACTCATATGCCATAATCCCTTGGTACCCACTCGGGGTCGCAGTTGGCACATCGCCGCGGGTATTTGTCTAATTAGGCACCCACACTCTATGCATCTCATGCGTCTCATTTTTTAATCTGACAGAGTTCCCTGTGCTTCACCCTCAAGCTCGTCAAGCCCCGGAAGGTCTCCCTCTTCCTGCCCGTCGTCAAACACACCGAGGTCGTCTTGGTCTTCGTCTGTGTCGTCGTAAGGGTTCTGACTCAGAAGCTCTGCAATCTGGTCGTCGGCTTCCTGAATCTCTTCGCGCAGCGGGTTCTCTGTAATGTCGAACTGCTCTCCCGTAATGGGGTCAGTGACAATCAGCCCGTCGCCAGTCGCGTAGCGACTAACATACTCGTCAGCGGTTTCTTCATCTACCATGTTGTAGATGATTTCCTTCATGCCGGGCTGATACATAAGCTCTCTTTCACCGTCGTCGTTCCAGTACTCAACGTCGCCGCCATTGATAACTACGTCCCAGTCAATACCAGCATCATACCGGACGTGGGAAGCAAAGTCGGACGCCGAGTAGGTGATGGGTGAGGTATCGTTCCGCTGAACATAACCCCGCTCGCCCATGTCTTCACACGCCTGCCGAACTGCCGGAGTACTGATATTGAATCCAGCGTCACGCAGGTCTTGCTGAATGGTGGACACGTCGAAGGACCGCGCTGGGGTATCACGTAGGTACTCAAGAATCGCCCGGTCTTCCCGGCGCAGATTCAGGGTACTCATAATCATCCGCTGACCGAACACTCGCATGGCATACCAACAGTCTGCCGGGGTAACCAGCAGCGCATTGTTGGACCCCTGCTCGACTTTCATCCGGTCGGCGTGGTGATACAGTCCCACAGTCTCCATCATTTCAAGCACTCGGTCGAAGTCCTGCCGCGCTTCGGTGAACTTGTACGGGATAGGCTCTTGTCTCTGAATCGGGATTGTTGCCGGGTTCAGAATCTTGTGGTTCGGGTCTTCCGTCCACTGGTCAACCGGAACGTCAGAAAGATATTGGCGAATCTGTGCCGTGCGAAGCGGGTCAACGTGGCGCTCCGCCACGCCTGCTCGCCTTTCTGCCTGTCGCTCGGTAACCATCCGAGTCAGTCGCTCTGACGAGTCAACCGGGACCACAAGGCCACGATTACGAACCTCGGGGTAATCATTGAGATTCAGGTCTTGATTGTCGCTTGCGATAAAGGCAATCTGACACTTCGGCGGTTGCAGTGTAGCCCCGCTCAGGGCTGGTTCTTCCCCGCCCCGCTTACTAACGTCTGTATACTCATGGTCAACTGAATTGCCTTCTCCGAACGCTTTCAGGGTAATCTCAATGTGCTTGTCAAGCGATGCAAGGTCCGGGAACCGGTGGACCGGCTTGCTGTTAAGCTCGTCGGCCTTTTCAAAGGGAGCCGTAGGCGAGCTACTACTTGGCCACTGGTGTACTCGGTCGTCGGGGAAACAGTACTCGGCGGAATCAACCACCATGTCCTTCCCCCCACGGCTCATGCCTGTCATGATGACAAGCCCGCCGCGAAGCATGGACAGTACGATTGTCAGCGCGGTATCTTCTTCTCCCACTAAATCTGCATCCCTCGTCATCTGTTGTATCTCATAAAGCGATGGCGTCTCAACTTCTATGTCAGTCATTATTATCCTATGAGTACCCGTTTACTGGCGAGAAGAGGGTGACGAGTCCTCTTGTCCGTGGATGGGGCAATCCATGTTGATGGTGTAGCTTCCGAAGCGGTTGCCTTTGCCATGATTGTTGTCGAAGATGGGGCACTCGCACCCTTCGTCAAGTGCTTCATCGCTCCCCGGTGGTAGTTCATACTGTGTCATATCACTCTTCGCTTTCAGCCGCCGCCTCATACTCAGCGAGCGTCCGAATATCTACGATGCGTCGGGTAAGCTCTTTGTCAACAAGCTCGGCAAGCTCGCTGGCTTTCTTTTCATACACTTCGCTCTTGTCGTCGCCTTCCTCAAGGCTCACCTCAAGGGTAGCACCGAACTGAATCGGCTCAAACTGTTCAAGCTGCACTTTACGGTTAACGTCGATGGTTAAATTTTCTTCAGTTGGCATCGTCTATTTCCTCTGCTGTCGCGTGTTCTGCGTTGTGAAACTTGACAAGCGCATCAAGTTCCGCTCTCTTTTTTGTTCCCGGGCTTCGTTGTTACCCGAAAGCGAGGCATTGTTTTACTACGTCAGGCGCTCCACCGTTGAGACAACAACGTTTCGCCCTTGGTCTTCTACGATTTTCTCTGCCGCGAGCTTATTCAGCGCACGGACGTTCTGAGTACCGGCTCCTTCTTCACTGTCGAAGTAGGTCTTGTATTCGGGCATTTCTGAATCCTCTGTCTGCTGCTTGGTGTTACCGTGGTATGGCATAGTATCTGTCACTCTTAACTGCGTTGGTTCGCCTCAAATATTTCATGTATATTTCAAACTATTGAGGGATTCAGTCAGCTACCTTACGCCGTCTGCCCGACAACCTCGTTAATAAGCGCCTGCTCGCCGCCGTAGTCTTCGACCATGGCAGCGGTCAGGTTGTTGTCTGCCTCTTCAACCATGTCGTCAAGCAGGGACCGGGCCAGCGTCTCGTTGGCTTCCATGCCCCCAACTGTGTTCAGGTAATCCTGAATCGGCTCTGGGGTACCATCCAGCTCGCCTTCTGCTTCGCTCTCTCCTTCCTGCCCGTCGTCGGAACTACTCTGCACCCGGATGGACTTACCCGTCTTCACGTCTTCCACAATCGGGTGGTGGAAGAAGTTATCAGATTGGTCAGACTTGCGGTTCTCCTTGTAGAATCGAAGCTCTCGCCCAACAAGGTCTTCGCGGGCCACGTTTTCATTGGACGTGTCGGTGAGCCAGTCGTAGACGTGCTGGAACTCGCCGTCGTCGTTGTAACCCGCGTTACCCCGTGCCTCGGCTTCCTCTTCCTCAATCACCGCACCGTTGCCGTACTTCGTCAGAAGCTTGGCAAGCGTCTTTGACGCGGGGTTTGGGGTCGTGTTACCGGACGCCCAGATGATTGCGTTTCCGATTTCCCAGCCACCCGCCGTGCTTTCTTCGCACAGGATTTCCCCGGTGGAGTTACCCTCGTCGTCAAGCTCCGGCGTCTCTGCGATACGAGCGCCAACGAACTCGTACTGGACCTGCGTTACGTTGTAGTCCTTGGTGTAATACTGGTTAGGTTCGTCTGCGCTCACCTGACGGTCGTACTGCGAGGGGTGCGCCCCGATAATTTCCGCCCATGAGAACAGCTTGTACTCGTCTTTCTCAGAGTGCTTATAGAGAACACCGTCTTCGATTTTGGCGTTCTCCCAACCGATACCAAGAGACTGACCCCACTGGTTCTCGTTACCGAACACGGTGCGTAGCTCGCCCGTGAAACCAGCGTCCGGGGTTGTCTTTATCTTGGTGTCTTCTTCGTAGTCCCCATCGCTGCCGCTCTGGGAATCATTCTGCGAACTGTCGTTGTTCTGTTTTTGGGTATAGATTGACATAGTATCTGTCTCTTGCGAATTTCTTGTTTGCCGCTCTTCTCCTCACTGTACCAACGGTGCATTGCACCTTAAAGTTTTTGGTTGTTGTGCCTCGGGGTCAGGTTTCAAGGCAAGCCCCCGCGATAACTGCGAGGCCCTGCCGAGCAGTGGTTTCCGCCGCCCTTCGGCTCATTGTTATCACTTACCGCCATTGGGAGCTTTTCGGCCCCGTTGATTAAGCGGGACCGCCCTGAGCGTGGCTAATCACGCCGACAGGAATACCATGTTATAGGCAAGAAGCGAGAGACGTGCGGTGTCTGCGGATGCTTGGAACTTGTGGTGAAATGTCAGGAATCTCCATGTCTCTCACTTCCCGCCCTAGGTGCGTAATGACAGGGTGAGGGGTCGAACCCCACCTTCAACCAACTATGCCCATACCAAAGGCGGGGAGGCAACGCCCCCTCTATACCAACGGTGTATAACATTATAAACCTTTGGGTTTGTTGGGGGTTTAAGTACTTGTAACGAGGATGCTGTTGAATCCCGTGGGCTGTACGCACACGTCATGAATAGTCAAGCTGAACCCCACGGGGATTATGGAAATCGAACGCCGTGAGATAGAATCTGAACAGGAGCAGAAGACTCTTCCTGTCACAGGCGGGAAGGTGCCCGTCGAAGTTCTCCGCGAGCTACAGGAGCGGTTCAGCGGTCGTGGTGAAGCATACGAGGACGCCGGGGAAGAAGTTGAGGCTGTCATCGCTCGCCACTCATAGCCTCATTTTTCTTTTGGGCAAAATCCACAGTTACAACTATGACAATCAGTTTCTTCAAACGCCAGTTTATCTGAATGGGTTTCTTCACACCTCCAACAAGCCCACTCAGACCAGCGGCGTTTGTGGATTCCGCCTTTTATAAAGTTTGTCAGTTTAACTACGTGTCCATTGATATGGTGGACGTCTCCGTCGGTTGATTTTGCATAAGCCAGTGCCTTTGTCCATTTATCGGGCCTTTTAAATAATGCCATTAGTTTTACTACCGATGCGAGCATCATAAATATTCAGCTCGGTACTTGTTTTCAATACTACTACGTTATCACTGAGCCATGTTTGTTTCATTTCAAATCACCGTCATACCACAATTGGTCAAAACAATCCCGGTCGTATTTTACTTTGTCTCGGTCCGTATGTTCTCGGGCTTCATCGACAAGGACGAGATGGTTAGCTTCCACACCCCGCTGTTGTTCTCTTGGCTGACAGAGTGCCGCACAGTATGCTGGGTACAGAACTGATTCATCTTTCTTGCGAAACTGTATCTGCGGTTCTACTGTGTAGCCAATAGCATACTGGTCCGATTTCCGAACCCGGAGTCGGAACGCACTACCCCAATCAAATGCTCCGGCAACGTAAGCTGCGAGTTTCTTGTCGTCCATACTAACAGTTACATTGGCCAACACCATAAAGGTTGGGGTACCTGAAATCGAAAGCTTTAAGGTGTAACACACCGTTGGTATAGTGGAGCGGAGTAGCAAAGGTTACCTTGTAACAGTTATGCTGTTGCAGTGCTGTCTTAGCTGTACCATGTTGCAGTCTCCTTCTTGCCTTTACTATGGTACAGCGGTAACTGTT